TTTGTGTTCTTGCCCTGCCTTAAAGAAGTTTAAAACTTCGGGCAGAAACGAACTACCAAAACCCAGAAGGCTACCTAATAGTGTCATCATCGCTTGGACTCCATGGCGTTAAACCCAAAGAACGCGCCAACAATGGCGCTCACACTGACAAAGTACACCCCCGCGATAGACGTAAGTGAAGCAGTTGCCTCAGTCAAACCTATCGCTGACGTGACCACGATAGAGGCAGGATACAGCAACATTCCAATCAAGGCAAACCATACCATCTTACGCTGCTGATCGCGTTTTGCATCTTCATCGTCAAACCTGCGCCTGCGATCCTCTAAGGCCAGCGTGTCCCACTCAGGTTTTTCTATAGCGCCACTGCCGTTGGTGTCGGCCTTTTCAAACTCAGTCATCTGTTAAGCTCCTTGCGTAAGCAATCGCATAGTTTTTGTTGTGCGTGATTATAACAACTTTTCCATGTTTGTCATATACAACGTAATTACCGCTTTTGGTTCGGTATAGCTTCAAAGCAATACACCGATGTTGTGCTGCCAGTTATTAAAACCATCGCGTCTTTTTTCGCATCCTCGCATAAAATTTCACTCGTGAACTGCCCCAGTTGGTAGTGGGTTAGATCGTTGTTAATAAATTGAAACCAAACGAGAAACCACATCACAAACCTACCTTGATCCTGCCGTCTTTCAGCAAACTCAGTACCTCATCAAAGGTTCTTCCAGACATATTCGCCAGACCTTGGATAACCACATTCACGTTCTGGTCGAAGATATATATGATCTCTTTGTCTTTCATCGGACTTCCTCTGCAAGGATAGCCGCACCCCAGAGTAAACCAGCAGTGCCAAGTGCGAACAGCGAGACAGCGGCGGCAACAGTTATAAAGTAGAAAATACGATCTCGCTTCGCAGCCTCGGCTTCAAGCGCATCCTTGCGACGTTTCCTAGCTTGAGCCTGCTCGTGTACGACGCTTTCCCACATCCCCGGTGGGCCATACAGCCGACAAATAGACCTTAATTCGTCAGTAACTTCTTTGTGCTTCATCTTGGCTTGTGCAATAGCAAAGCCTTCTTCCTCAGTAGAGGTAAGCCTACCCAATGGGCCTTTGTGCCTGCCGCGTTCAGCAATACCAATCTCTGCTTCAAGATTAGCTAATTTACCGAAAGCAGGCATGACGCTGTTCACATCCTTACCCGCCTGTATGGCACTACTTATACTGCTTGCTACGGTGCTAACGGCGCTTGCTAATGCTAAGACTTCAATCATGTCAGTACGAACTCCTTCGGGCAATTGGAGAAAGGACTGACCCTGTACACGCGGTCATACCAACCGCCGTTCTTTAGACTTCCGCAATCGTAGTAGCAGTACTTAAACAGTACAGTGCCACTGCCGTTTATAAAGGCGTGGTTGAAGCCAACGAACACAAGCGCACAGAGCACTAGAACACTCCGAGAAACCTCTGAGGTCGGGATATCGGACTGAAACGTCTATTAACCGTGCCGCCAGAGGAGTATTTAGTTTTCCCTGCATTGCTTAAAGCAATGGCAACCGCTTGTTTTTGCGGTTTTCCAGCAGCCATTTCAGTCTTGATGTTCTGGCTGATTACACCTTTGGTAGTACCTTTTTTAAGGGGCATCTTATCAACTCCCTTGTCGCATCTTATCGCGTTGAACCTGAATACGTTCTCGGTTCACATCATTGCGATTGTCTGCGATCTCTTCTGAGCTCTCAATTCGAGCCGCTGCGGACGCCGCTTGCTGCTCCATCTTCTGAAGCTCAACAAGCATCTGACCTTGGTCCTCTTCAGTTTTGCGTTGCAAGTCTTGCTGCTTAATACCCAGCTCTTGCATACGAATTTGAACCAAAGGATCGTCCATCGGATTGTCACCTTGAGGCATAAGTTGAGGCATAATCTCCGTAACCAATATCTCCATCTGCATAGAGATTAGTTTCTCCATAGCTGCTGGATCCTGCATGTCCTGTTGGACTTCCGCAATCTTTTGTTGGGCCTCAACAGGGTTAACTGAGCCATTCCTAGCCGCTAACTCTGCCTGTTCAATGATACCTTGAATTTCACTCATAACCATCAGTCGAGCTTTTTGAGACACATGCTCCATAATGTGAGCGTAAAAAGTTCCCATTACTTGAGGAGATGTAGATACCAAAGGAGTTTTCATGAACATCAAGTGCATGCGAATGTGAGCGTCATGGTCTTGATCGGGGAATGTGTTCAATATCTCACCCATCAAAGCACGAGCGTTCTCAATAGCAGGATCTAAAGGTTTAGGAATCGGAGGAGGAGGTAGAACCTCATCAATGTTCTGGACCTCTAAAGCTTGGTACATGCGTTTATACGCAGCATGCAGATTGTGCATGCCTGGATTAGACTGCGCGAGTTGAAGTTGAGTCTGTGCCAACGTTACACGCTGCGCCATCGAGAATATGTTTGGGTCACTAACAGGAACAACATCAACTCTGTTGTCAAAGTCCGAAGCCATAATCATCCGGTCCCCGCCCTGAACGTCGTAAGGGTATTCTTGCGGAAGATTGTCCCTAAAAATCCTAGCCAGAACACGGAACTCTTGTTTCTGTGCGTAGTGCAGACGTTTGTGTATAGCAGACATAACTTTCATGCCACGCTCTAGGAGCGCCACAGTGGTCCCCACAGGAGCGTTTTGATTGCTGTCGCCTGTCTGCTGGTCAGCAAGCGTTACAAAGCGCCTACCGCCCTCTATGAGCGTACCAAGCAGTTGTGCAAGGGTGGCCGATGGTTCTTTATACGGCAGCGGTATAATTGCGTCTCGTATGTTGCCACCGGGGGCATCGATGTCTCGCCATTCTCCGGGCTGTAAGGGCTCATCGTCATTCCGAACCCTTACACCCCGAGCCTTGAAACCAGCAGGGAGGTTTGCCAGTGTTCCGGCGTCGATCAACTGGCGAAGAATGCTTGTAGCCGCACGACCTAATCCACCAATCATGTGAATTAAACCAAAACCGTAGAACCCTAAACCAGGCATAAACTTGTAGTGAACAAAGTACTGTTGCTTCTTAGCTAGAGGAGCGCCCTCTTCAAAGTTCCGTCGAATAGACAAGATACGGCCAGAACCTTCGTCAACCGCAACAATGTAAGGGAGAGCAATTCCTGTTGGCTCACCCTCGGGTGACATATCTTCAAACCCGTCAAGGTCCAGATCAACATGCATCTCCAATATAGTGTACACATCATCCAAGTATGTCTTAGATGTGCCTTGAATCTCGTCAACCTTCTGACGAACCTCGTCTTCCCCGCCCTCGTACTTGCTGATCTCAACGTCGCGGTACACTCCCGCAATCTGCATCTTCCGAATGTCATTCGCATCCATACGAAGAACATGCGTAACGCGAGAAGCCGTCGCCAAATCAGAGGCAGCGTAAGGAACAACCAAGTCTTGCGCAGGAACGAACTTAGATACCGCTCTCTGCTTTGCGTCGTCAAAGTAAACTTTCTTAAATGTAGATCCAGACAACGGTAAATAAAACAACAGTTGATCCATATCTGGATCAAACTCTTCCATCACTTCCATGATCTGATAGTTCATAAAGTTCTTTACTCGAGTGGCCTGATCTTCGCGCTCTTGGTCCGCTGCACCGATGATAGAAGTCTTTACTGGGCCACCCGCAGGTAATAACTCTTTGTACGCCTGCGCTTGAAACTGAGTCACACTCTCCGCAATAAGAGGGTGCGTTACGCCAGAAGCCCCCTGAAACGGCTGTGACCGCTCTTGATACTTAATACCCAGTTGATCCAAACCGCTTGTGTAAGCTTCTTCCCACTCAGATCTAGACTCCAAGTCGTCTTCGTAAGAAGCCCGCAAGTCTGAGGAAATCTCGCCCAAATAAGCATCGTCTAAATATTCGGAAAGGTTGGCTGTATGCTCTATGGGCTCTTCTACTTCGGGAGCTTGCTGTAAAGAATCTAGCAAAGACTGAATGATTGCTCCGCCTTGACCGTCGTCAATAACCTCTGCACCGCCTTCAAACGTTTCAGGCTCCATAACATCTATGTCAACCGACGCCTCGTTAGGAATCATGTCGTCAAGAGAAATTCCAGAATCAATAATCGGTGGCAATGCCATTAGTAGTACTCCCGTTTACGAGGAACGAACTCGTCCCCATCGTCCTCTCCGTTGAGCGAAATAAAACCGCCCTGCCGAAAACGCATCAATGCTAACGTCATGCTATCACAAAAGTCATCGTGATCACCATTAGGAAATGATACGACCTCTTCGATAACCTCGTCAGCAAACTTTTTATCACTCGGTGCCCACACCATTCCCGCTTCAAATAGCGGTGCAACCATGTGCATTCTCGTTACTTTATCACTTCCTTTGCCCGGTGAGAACCCCAAGGCTGGAATCCCTCGAAGCCGGAGCTCGTCTATAAGTGGTGTACCCGTAGCTTTCGCCTCGATCAATACCATGTCAGGCTCCCAATACTCGTACTCACCGAAAGCCTGCTCCTTTAGTTCAGGAAAGT